TACATTTTATGGAGTTCCAGATATTGTGTCTGCTCTTCCATCTCTTATTGGAGACAAACTAGCATCAGAGTATAATATTGATTATTTTGAAAACAAGGCGGTACCAAGATATGTTATTACTCTAAAGGGTGCACAACTATCTGGTGATGCAGAAGACAAGATGTTTAGGTTCTTACAGACAGGTCTAAAGTCTCAATCTCACAGAACTCTATATATCCCACTTCCTGGAGATACAGACCAGAATAAGGTTGAGTTTAAGATGGAGCCAATTGAAAATGGTATCCAGGATGGATCATTTAAAGAATACCGCAAACAAAATCGTGATGACATTTTAATTGCTCATCAAGTGCCAATATCTAAACTTGGAGGCGCAGACTCTTCTGCAATTGCAGCAGCCTTAGCACAGGATCGTACCTTTAAGGAACAGGTTGCAAGACCTGCCCAGCATCACTTGGAAAAGATAGTCAATAAAATAATCCGTGAAAAGACAGATGTTCTTGAACTTAAGTTTAATGAACTCACCCTTACCGATGAAATTGCTCAGTCTCAGATTCTTGAGCGTTATGTCAAAACCCAAATCATGCTACCAAACGAAGCCCGTGAGATTCTTGATCTGCCACAGGTTAGTCATGGGGATGAACCACTTCAACTCTCAGCAAGGCAAGCAACTGACGAAAGAGCAAACCTAGCAGGGAATCGCCAAAGGGATACAGAAAGAACAAATAGCCAATCCGATGGCACGGCAACCGTCTCTGGGAGAAATCCACAAGGAGAAGGTAGAGCGTCTCAATAATTGAGAAACTTCATAAACATTTGATATAATAGGAACTGATATGAAAATAAATAAGGCTTCTTGGGTTACTGATGGCGACAACGTTCGCTTATCAATGCCCCTTACCAAGGTAGACCAAGGACGAAGAATCGTCTCAGGTTTTGCATCTCTGGATAATCTAGACAAGCAAAACGACATTGTTACTACAGAAGCATCTATGAATGCATTTGCAAAATTCCGTGGGAATATTAGAGAAATGCATCAACCATCAGCAGTAGGCAAGATGGTTTCATTTAAAGAAGAAAAGTATTTTGATCCAGAATCAAAGAAGTTTTATAAGGGTGTTTATGTTTCTGCATACATCTCTAAGGGTGCACAAGATGCATGGGAAAAAGTTCTAGATGGAACTTATACTGGTTTTTCTATTGGTGGAAGAATGAATAAGTGGGACGACGCATATGACGAAAAGTCAGATGAACAAATTAGAATTATTAAAGACTATGATCTCATTGAGTTGTCATTAGTTGATAGCCCAGCCAACCAATTTGCCAGCATAATGTCTGTTGAAAAAGTAGATGGTGTTGATGTTATTAAGGGTGATGAAACAGTTCTAGAAAACGTATTTTACGATAAGGAATCTGGTATAGTAGTTACCTCAGAAGAAGAAACGCAGATTAGTCCTGTATCTGGAGAAGAGATGCAGAATATTGGTTTTGTTGAAAAAACTGATTCTGAAAAAGCAGACATGATAAAATTCTTAGTTGATAGTGCTAAAGGCATTAGAACTTCTAAGATTAACAAGGAGGTAAACCATATGACAGAAGCAACAGAAGTATTAGATACTCCAGTTGAAAATGCAGAGGTTGCTCCAGAGGCACAGCCAGCAGAAGTTGTTGAAACTCCTGCAGTCGCTGAAGAAGCAGTGGTTGCTGAAGAAGCACCTGCAGCAGAAGCAGTTGATGGTAGTGCAGAATCTACTGATGCAGAGGAAGCACCAGTAGAAGAAGAGAAGACAGAAGAAGCAGTTGCTAATGCAGTTGCTGATGTTAAAGAAGAAGTTGCTAAGGCACTTGCTGAAATTAACGCTTCTCTTACTAATGCCTTTGGCGATCTCGCTGCAACCGTTAAGTCTCTTCACGAGCAGGTAGCAGCAGTAACGAAGTCTCTTGATAATGTAACTGGAGAAGTTAACAGTATCAAAGGAAACTTCAATGAGTTTGGCAAGCGAGTTGATGCCGTAGTTGCAGACACCGCTTTCCGCAAGTCTGGCGATCTAGGCGAGATCGTGCAGTTTGAGCCTGTGAAGGTTCAAAAATCCCTATGGGGCGGTCGTTTCCTCAAATCAACCGACCTATTAAACTAAAGATATAAAATCACTAGGAGGTGAACAATATGTCGGAACAAAATACAGATATCGTAAAGAATTATCCTGGATCACCAACCGAGTCACACGCCCATAACGGCGACGGTGCATTCGCATCTGGTGCTATCGGTGGTGCAACAACCACAGATGCCAACGGTAATCTTTCACCCGCTGCTTCGCTTGGTAACATTGCTACAGCGAACTTCGGATCAACATCTGGCGCAAATGCTGTAAACCCAACTGGAACACCAGGTGGTATTCTAGCACCAGAGCAGGCTCGTCGCTTCATCGACTACGTGTGGGATGCAACAGTTCTCGCCAAGGATGGTCGTAAAGTTACAATGCGTGCAAACACCATGGAACTTGAAAAGGTCAACGTTGGTGAGCGTGTAATCCGTGCTGCTGCTCAGGCACAGCCAGATTTCACAAATGCTGGTGCAACTTTCACAAAGGTCGAACTTACTACAAAGAAGATTCGTCTTGACTGGGAAGTTTCAGCAGAAGCGCTTGAAGATAATATTGAAGGTGCAGCACTTGAAGATCATCTAGTTCGCTTGATGACCAATGCTTTCGCTAACGATATTGAAGACCTCGCAATTAACGGCGACGGTTCAACAGGCAACTTCCTTTCAATCATGGAAGGATTCGTCCACTTAGCAGGAGATGGTTCTGATGCTCACGAAGCAGCAGTAACAGTCGCTGATGATGCTTGGACAACAAGCGTAATGCAGGATATTATTCTTGCAATGCCACGTAAGTACCGTGCACTCAAGAACAATCTTAAGTTCTACGCAGGTACAGATGCATTCCAGGGAATCGTTAAGAACAACGGTACACTTGCAGATGCAATCGCTGAAGCCTTTGTTAACAAGGGTCCAGGCACAGAGGCAAATCGTCAGTCATACCTTGATGGCGCAGGACAGACATTCGGTGGAGCACGTACAACTCGTGTTCTCGGAGTAGAAGTCATGGAAGTACCTTACTACCCTGCAGGATATGTCGACTTGACATTCCCACAGAACCGTGTATGGGGCTTCCAGCGTGATATCACAGTAAATCGTGAATACATCAACAAGAAGGACACAATCGAATACACAGTATTCATCCGCTTTGGTATCCAATGGGAAGAACTTGATGCAGTTGCTTACGCAGATGCAGCAGCAAATTCCTAATTAATACTTAGCAATGGCTTAAGGGGGGCAGAGTAAAATCTGTCCCTCTTAGTCATATAAAGGAGAGAAATGTCTTATCCAGGAAATCCAACAGAAGATCATACCCATATTGGTGGTGGCTGCATAGCAGCAGGCGGAACAACAAATACCGTTATAACTAATCCAAACGGAACTATCACAGAAAACAATGCTTTAGGGTGCATACCTACTGCAAACTTTGGTGAAAATGTAATTGTTTCTGGAACTCCTTCGGGAATAAGAAGACCACAAACCTTAAGAGGATCTTTAAGAAGATAACTCTGGTATAATTACAATTGAGCATAGGGAGATAATATGAGTTTCACAATGGAAGAATTGTCCAAAAAAACTGTTATGGAATTAAAGGCCTATGCAAAAAAGAAAAATATTGAATTGTTTGACTCTAAAACAAAGTTAGAGATTCTTGAAATTTTGGCTAGTTGGGCACCAAATGAAAATGTTGATTCAAAGCCACAAAAGAAAGAAAAAAACTCAGCGGTTTACTCAACAAGAAATATTTTTTGGAATGGCTTAGGAACACTCAAGATCGGGTACAACATTGTTACTGGAGAAGATGCAGAAAAGTGGCTAACCCATAAGGCTGTAAGAACTGCTTCCCCAGAAGAAGTAGCAAGGCACTATGGTAAATAATTATGCAAATTCTTAGACTTCCCCCATACCCAATTTCTATAACCTATACGGTTCCAGATGCATCAACTCCATATGTTTTTGTAATTGATGATGTTGAAAACCAGATTATAACACAAGAGACTGTAACATCTACAGTAGGGTCAAAGGTAACTTTAGAACTTCCTGTAGAATTTTCTAAATACGACAAGTCCTACTCTCTTGCAATATATGAAGAGATTTCTGAGGGGGTACTAGGAGATGAAGCAGTTGTAGAAGACAATCTTGATATAACAAGACCGTATATTGATCCAGCATCACTAGGTGTAACAGCAACAGAAATTGCTCAATACACAGAACAAGAAAACCTTGCAAGAACAATTATTGATAACATTACTGGTGGGTTCTATAATAAAAAGACATACCTTGAAACTGTTGGGCAAGGAACAGACTACATCCCGCTATGGGAAAGAACAAACAAAATTTTAAAGGTTTATGAAAATGCAGAACTAGTATACGATGTTGATAGCGAAGATGGTCCAGCACTTGGAGACTATAACTTTTTAATCACAAAAGATAAGACTGCAATTACAAAAGATCCTGTTGCTTATACTGATGCAATTAATCGTGCTGAGCGTAAAAACTCAAATATGTTTGTTGCTCCATCAGACTCATTTGCTTTATTTGATACAGAAGACAGCGGAAATATTTATACTATACACGGTGGCGTTGGATTCAATGAGGGATATGACTATATCTTTTTATTGGAAACAGGGTACAAGGTAGTTCCATATGATATCCAAGACGCTACAAAGATGTTAATTGAAGACATTCGCTGTGGCAAATTAGATTATTACAAGAGATACGTAACATCATATAACACTGACCAGTTTAAGATTCAGTTTGATAAAAAGGTTTTAGATGGAACAGGAAACATACTGGTAGACAAGATACTTTCAAAGTATACTAAGTCTATTGTTAAACTTGGGGTTTTATAATGCAGTGTGATACTACTGACTTTATGTACCCCCTTCTTGCAGATGTTTACTATCCATTAGTTGACCAGGGTGCCTATGGAAATGTAAAAAAAACTTGGGTACTAAGCAAGACAGTAGCATGTAACTTTTCGAGTGCTGGAGCGGCATTTAAAGAAGAAGTGAAGCCAAATGTAAACATTACACAAGACTCAATCTTAATTGGCAGAGTAAAGACAGATATTAGGATATCAGAGTCTGAAGATAAAAATGCAATTACAAATGTTCTTGTTACTAATATTCGTGATAGATGGGAAAACCCAATATATCTAGAAACCTCTGGACCACGAGCAGGAAGATCTACCCTATATGAAATAGCAACTAATGAGCCAACGATTGGGCCATTTGGTAGCGTAGAGTACTACAAGGTAACAGTCCGTAGATCCGAAAACCAGGCTAGTGATATCTGATGAAACTTAAAATAAATAACATTCAATTTAAAAAAGATATGAAAAATATTATTGAATATTCAGAAGGATTTCTTGATGGAACAAAAGCAGGAAAGACATTATTTTTTAGAAATCTAAGTATAGAAGTAAAGAATATATTGGAACAATTTATTGACTCAAATGCATCTGTAAGTCCTCAAACCCTTCACCATATGTATGAGTGGAATCAGGTAGGTCAGGCTTCAGGAAGACTCTTTAATATAAACTCTGTGGCTACTGGATATGGTATAAACTTTACCGCATCTTTTAATCAATCTCAAACAATTAAAGATGGATCTAGAGTACCTTTTTATGACAAGGCTAGAATTGTTGAGTTTGGTATACCAGTTGTCATAAAGCCAAAAACATCTAATGTTCTTGTTTTTGAAGATAACGGAGATACAGTTTTTACTGCAGGTCCAATTAATGTTAATAACCCTGGTGGAGATGCAGCACAGGGTGGTTTTGAAAAAACATTTAATATGTTTTTTTCTAGATATTTAAGTCAAGCATTTTTGAGAAGTACAGGGGTTGCATCATATCTTGAAAGACCTATGGTTTATAAATCTAATCTTCAGCAAGGTAAAAGAATGGGTAGATCAGCAGGGTACAAAACAGGATACAGGTGGATCGCTAACGCAGGGATGACAGGAAGATAATGGCAAACGACACACTACTAAATACACCAGTGCTATGGATTAATAAATATCTAGAGGCAAAGATACCCTTGCTTTCAAACATTGAGGTACCCCTTTTTCCATCTAGCCCAACTGCCCTAGCAGACCTTCAGCAGTCTTTTCCAGCAGGGGGAGTTATGGGAACTTGGGATAGACTAATTAAGATGAATCGTAAAGGTTTTCCACACATTAAGTGTGAGCAACTTTTATACTATTTTTATGCTACAGCAGAAAACTCAGTAGAAAATATGATACAGATTCAAGAGGCTGTGTTTCGCCTCATGGATAGGTATGACGAAACAGCAGAAGAGATTAATAACTGGTGCTCAAATAGACGGGTAAATATAGGCACAAATGCCATCCCAGACCTCATAGACAACATGTTTTATTTCCACAATTTTAAGGTATATCAACTAGAAGAAACCAGAGATATTATTGATTTTGGCACAGCCCGTACCTATGGTGGTAATAAGATTATTATTGATTTTGACTATCATCAAATGCCAGATTTGACCACAAATGACTGGGTACCTGAGAAATTAGCCACAAAAGAAATCATTTAAAAGGCTGTTATAATTAACCTTGAGGAAACAAACGCCGTACAATTTAATACACTATTCTTAAGAAAGAGGTGAACAAATGGCTTATAGTCGTGGAAGTTCAACAAACATCATCGTTGGCGCTGCAGCACTTTTCGTTGCAGATACAACACTTACTCCAGGAACACTGGAGACAGCAGTATCAGGTGAATCATTCAGAGAGACTCTCGCAGATGACGTAACCTATACAAACGTAGGTTACACAATGAACGGTCTAGAATTGCAGTTCCAGCCTGACTTCGGCGAAGTTCAGGTAGACCAACTTCTTGACGTTGCAAAACTTTATAAGCAGGGTATGCAGGTTAATCTTGCAACTGCTTTCGCTGAGGCTACACTAGAGAACTTGCTTCTCTCACTAGCATATGGCGACGCACAACTTTCAGGTAACAAGTCAACATCAACAGGACAGGCACTTAACCTTTCTGCAGGTGAAATTGGCGAATGCCCAGTTGAGCGTGGAATCGTTGCAGTAGGACCAGGTACAGGTGACTGTGCTGAGTCTGCTTACATCGAGCGTGTCTACTCTGCATACCGTGCACTTTCAATTGAAAATGTTACAGTATCTGCAAAGCGTGACGAAGCATCAATGTTTGAAGTTTCATTCCGTCTTCTTCCAGAAGATACATCAGGTTCATATGGTAAGATCGTAGATCGTACCTGGACACCTGCTTCATAATTTAATAATAAATTAGCGACTAGGCCTGTCTCTTCGGAGGCAGGCTTTGTTGTTTTATGCTAGAATAGTTCTATATGGCTACTATAGTTTATTCCACAAAAACAGTTGAAACAGTTGACGGCATTCAAATAGAAATGTCACCTTTAAAGATTAAGTATCTTCGTGAGTTTATGGATGCTTTTGATAATATGAAAAGGGCAGAAACAGAAAACGACTCAATTGATATTATTACAGAGTGTGTAAGAATTGCTATGAAACAATATTACCCAAAATTATCTTTTAGTAAAGAAGATATAGAAGACAATTTTGATTTGCCAACAATATACTCAATATCAGATTTTGCTGCAGGGATAAAAGTCAGGGAAGATTCTTCAGATTCTATTAAGGATCAAGCAGCAAAATCATTAAAGTCTAAAGCAGATAAAGAGGGCGTTACCTGGCAGAGCCTAGATCTGGCTAAACTAGAATCAGAAATATTTTTATTGGGTATATATAAAGATTATGACGAATTAGAAAAGTCTTTATCTATGCCAGAATTAATGTCGACACTTGAGGTTATGAGAGACCTAGATTATCAAGAAAAAAAGTTTTTAGCAGCAATGCAAGGTGTAGACTTAGATAAAGAGTCAGGGAAAGATAAAGGCCAAAAAGAGTGGGAAGACATGAAGGCCAGAGTGTTTTCTGGTGGGCAGTCTTCAGATGCAAACGATGTTTTATCTTTACAGGGTCCAAAAGCAAAGCAATTAGGGTTTGGAATTGGTCTTGGACTTGATTATGAGGATGATCGAGACCCCTCTCTTATGCTATAATTAACTTAACCTAATTAGGAGGGGTAAATGGCAACAACTGTCCATGAAGAAAGAGTCGTCACATTAATTGACGGCACAAAGGTTAAAGTACGACCACTTAAGGTATCACTACTACGTCCGTTTATGAAGTCGTTTGAAGGCCTTGGAGCAGTCCAAGCAGATAACGATAAGTCAATGGATGTTCTTGTTAGTTGCGTACAAATCGCAATGAAGCAATATAAGCCAGAATTGGCTGATGACCTTGAGAAGTTGGAAGATCTTCTTGATCTACCAACAGTGTACGAAATCATTGAAGCAGCATCAGGTATTAACTTGACTGATTCAGCCTTGCTTGCTCTTGCAGCACAAGAATAAAAATTAAATAACAGGAGATCATGGTTGGTTAAATGGCAGATGTAAATAGCAATATTTTTATAAATATTGATACGGCGCAAGCCATGTCTGCACTTCGTGGACTTGATAAGCAATTATCTGCCTTTAACCGTTCCATGATTGTTGGAACAAAGGCTGCTCAAGCAGCCCAAGCAGACTTTTCAAGATCACTTCTTCACAACGTTAATGCTACAGGTGCATTCACTGGCTCTATGGCCAAAATGTCTACAGCAACAGATCAATTCTCGCAACGCCTTGAAAAAGGTCGCCTATCATTACGTGAGTACTATAGATATGGCATGGCCTCTACAAGAACTTTTGGAAGAGCATTTGGTAGAGAATTTGAAACTGTTGGAAATCTTGTAGAACGAAGAGTAAAAACACTACAAACACAATACGTAGGTTTAGGTCGTGACGCACAGGGTGCTCTCAATGCAATGAGCATGACCCCTAAGAAATTAAATTATAATGACCAACTCACAAGAATGCAGATGGTTATCCAGCGTCAGCAAATATTAAATAAGTTACTTGCCGATGGATCTGTAAAACTTTTAAATTTTGGTAAAAATACCCAGTGGGCTGGCCGTCAGTTAATGGTTGGTTTCACTATTCCGCTTGCTATGTTTGCTGCTTCAGCGATTAAAAGTTTTAAAGAAATTGAAACACAGGCTCTTCGCTTTAAGAAGGTTTATGGAGAACTCTTTACAACACAAGAAGAGACAGAAGCCGCTCTTAGAAACATGCAAAAACTTGCAGATGAATATACGAAGTATGGACTTAAAGTAGCAGAAACCATAAAGACGGCAGGAGAGGCCGCTGCAGCAGGTTTTGCTGGTAATGACCTTGAAGTAATTGTTAGACAAGCAAATAAACTTGCTGTTCTTGGTGGAGTTGCACAGGACCAATCACTAGAAACAATTATTGCCCTTAAGAATGCTTTTGGAATTACAACAGAAGAACTTGGCAAGAATATTGACTTTCTTAACGCAGTTGAAAACCAGACAGTTCTTACAATTGAAGATTTAACAAAAGCAATTCCAAGAGTGGCCCCAGTAATTAGACAACTTGGTGGAGATGTAAAGGATCTATCTTTCTTCCTTACAGCAATGAAGGAAGGTGGTGTTAGCGCAGAGCAAGGTGCTAACGCATTAAAATCTGGTCTTGCATCTTTAATTAACCCTTCAACTGCTGCAGTTAAAGCAACAAGTGCTTTAGGAATTAATCTAAAGGCAATTGTTGAGACCAATGCTGGAGATTTGAAGCAGACAGTTTTAGAGTTTGCTCAATCAATTAGCACTCTAAATGATTTGCAACGTGGTCAAATAATTGAAAAGATTTTTGGTAAGTATCAGTTTGCTAGACTTTCTGCAATGTTTAACAACATTACTAAAGAAGGAACTCAGGCAAATAGAGTTATGAAACTTGCTACTGCATCAGCAGAAGAACTTGCAATCCTTAGCCGAAGAGAAATGAAACTGCAAGAGAGTTCATCAATGAACAAGATGCAGGCACAGATTGAAAAATTAAAAGCAGCAATTGCTCCAATTGGAGAAGTTTTTGCAAAAGTTCTTACTCCAGTTATTGAATTTTTTGTTAAACTTTTTAATAAATTTAATGAACTTCCAGATGGTGTAAAAAAAGCCGTAGCCCTTATTGTTGCAGGAATTGCTGGCATTGGTCCAGTCGTTCTTATGACTGTTGGTCTTGTCGCTAACGGTATTGCAAACCTAATGAAGATGTTTAACCTTGTTCGTCAAGGGTATCAGAGATTAGCATACGGATCTAAAGATGTAGCACTAAGTACAAGGTATATGAGTCAAGAAGAACTTCAGAACACCGCAGTAACAAATGCACTAACCACAAGCCACCAAAATTTATCTTCTGCATATGTTCTTGAAGCATCTAGCCTTCGTGCACTCACCGCTGTTTACCAACAAGCAAATATGGCAATGTCTACTTTTGCACGAAACAATCCTGGTATGTTTATGCCTGGACTTCCAAAAGGTGGAGGTCGTCCTCCACTTAGGTACAATAAAGGTGTTTCATATGTACCAGGAACTGGTAACAAAGATACTGTTCCTGCAATGCTTACTCCAGGTGAGGCAGTTATTCCTAAACCAATGGTTGCTAAATATGGTGGTCTTGTTGATGCTATGGTTAAAGATCAGGTTCCAGGCTATAGGTTTGGTCCTGGAAGATTTGTTCCAACCACTACCCCTGTTGTAGGAAGTCTTGGATCTTTTGGAGCATCAGGTGTTGTTGGTGGATCGCTTGCAGCAAGAAGACTGCAGACAGTACAAATGTCACCAGATGCAATAAGTTCTCGTGTAATGCAAAGAGTTGGTCTTGAAGAGCAAGGAAATCTTATCTCTGTAACAATGGGAGGGGCGCAGTTCTTTGTTAAAAAATCAGGTTATAAAAACCTTGAACAATTTATTTTAAAAAATGAAAAGTACCAAACATCCAAGGGTGCTTCAGTAGATGATATTTTTGCAACCATGGTTGCCAGAGTTTCTCAGCCACACAGAAAAATTTTAGGATCAACAATTGCTCCATCTAGATTAAAGTCTATTCTTCCTGTAGATCCTACAACAAGTCCAGTTACTGCTGGAGCAAAAGCAAGGCGTACCTCATATTTACACAAGAAAAAATTTCAAGAATTGCAAACTTACTTTAAGGGTGAAGAAGCATACATAAGAGAAAAAATGTCTATTGATGATCTTGCTATCCTAGCAGCACCAAGAGCAAAGTTTGAAGGAGAGCGTCTCAAGGATGCAATTACTAGAACTGGTGACAAGCGTTTGTTCTCTTTATCTCCTGCCCTAAGTCACGGAATACCTGCACAAGGCAAAAAAAGAACTGCAATAGATGATAGAGCAGAGAATCTTTATGAAGAAACAAACCAAATGAATTTGGCATTTTCTTATAATAAAAATAGACAGCATGTAAAAAATTCAAGAGAAGCAAAAGAGTTTTTAGAAGAACTTTATGCAAAGAAAGGCAAAACAGCATTTGATAGATATGCAGTAGTTGCACTAGAAAAAAGACTTAAGGATGGATTTTATGATAAATTTACAACACGTCAAGATGACCTCCTTATGGCAAATAAAGGAGTCCTTACTCCTGGAGGAAGTTATGGAAATATTCCTGCAGTTCTTACACCAGGCGAAGCGGTATTGTCTAAAGATGTTGTTAATAAATACCAACCACTAATTACAGCAATGTCAGAGGGAACAGTCCCAGGCTACATGGGTGGGGTAATGCTCGGAATGCCAATGTCATTTGCAAGGACGCAGCAGATGAGAGCATCTCAAGCCCAACTTGAAGCAGCAGTTGCAAAGAGTCGTCTTGCTAAGACTGCTCCTACAGACTTTGGACATTTAGTTCAACCATTTTCTGGAAGAAGTTTTCCAATACCAGGAGTGGGTGGAATATATAGAAAGCCTAATGGAGAACTAGTTGTTGTTAAGCCTGCAGTTGATGAGAAGTCAGCACTTGCAGAAATTAGAGCAACACAAA